CATGACACAATGCGCCCAGTTCTAAGGACGCATTAAACCAGAGCTCGGTCAGGCTTTTCACAGCTTCCTCCTAGGAGGTTGACTGTTCCTGCCCACGAGTTAGCTCGGTAGAGATGTCTACCAAGCCGGAGAAAGCCGCAGAGAGGCACGCGACCACAAGGAGCCAGGTGATGATCACAAGGATCACCACGAAGGCAAACCTAACGGGCCGGGAGAACTTTTCTGGGCCGTCCACGGACTTAGTTTTCGCCACCGAGGAGCTTAGTTTCCTGAGCTCCCGAACTCGCTGCCAGCCAGGCAGCGAAACCGTCCATCAGCAGCTTGTTCTCGGCCACCGTGAACGCCAAGTTGTTCGGCGTGTCGACAGTGATCCGAACCTGCTGCACGGTCTCCACGTTGATAGTGGGGGCCAGTGGGTCGGCCGCAATCTTCCGCTGCTTGAGGACCGCCGTGTGGCGGTTCCTCTTGCCGTAGGAGTGAGCGATCTCCAGCGTGAAGTTGCCGTCATTGGTACGAAAAGTACCGGTGTTGACGCCCGAAGAGACCCGGTTAAGGGTCTGGGCGACAGCGTTGACGGTGATTGTTGCGGGATCGGCGAAACCCATGGGAGGAGCTCCTTCATTTGAAGAGATTGCGAACATCCTGGTTGAATGCCGCAGGTGGGGTTGTCGAATGGACAGCTCCGCTTTACGGGCCACCTACATGGTGGACCGGTGCCCTCGGGTTAAACCGAGAGCGGCAAGTATCGCGTACTGAATCGCAGATAGCGACAAGTCGTCGATACCGAAACCGTACGGATGCGCTTTGGCTCGGTACTTGGTTTCCGATAGGACTCGCTTAGAGACCCACCCTGACCAACGTCCAGCCCCCTCAGTGATCGTGAAACGACCACTGGCGAGCTCATCGATGTAGGCATGCCTCATCGCGTAGCCATACTGCATCACTAGACCATCGGCACCAAGCGAGGATATGTTATGTATCACATCTCCCGCATTGGTGAACCAATCGATGGCCCATGACCACGGTGCCAAGTTCCACAGCAACTCAGGCGTAAGCCGAGTGTCAAAG